AATTTGTGGTTGACTATTCCACGATCTAGTCTGATAATAAAACGTCATAGTTTTTGGTTTTAAGTTTATATTTGGTTTACGCTCTTAACCGAGCAGGTATATGTTTATTATTACTTGTTTTTAAATATTTTTACCCTAATGATACTTTTAAGGTACCAGCATCATTCCATAATACACCTTTAGATACTGGATCCGCAGTTGGTAAATCTTGGAAAACAACTCTACCGTCTGTTACTTTTAAATAAGAACATCTATTGTAAGCATTAACTTCATCTTGAAAAAACAATTCATATTTTCTATTTATATCTCCAGCAGCATTTCCTGTAAAAACATAATCTAATGAATTTGTATAAGCTATTCCACCATTTTGGAATTTTGCAAATGCTGTGTCTGCTCCTGCCCAAATTAAATTAAAAGGAGGTCTGCCCATTGTACTTGTTGTTAATGTTGTGTCTCTAAAATAAACAGAAACAGTAGAAGGTAAAGCTATCGCATCGTCTGGAGTATTTGGAGCATTATTATTTCCGTCTATTAATGTAAATCTTAAAGTACCATTACCCGGAGAAGCACCTCCGTTATCTATCCTCATTCTTAATGGCATTCTATAAGAATTTAACGAAGCCGCGTCTTGAGACAGTATAGTAAAACCATTTCCTAATTGAGTATTACCACTATTAAGTAGGTTTATATCTGCAACACTTTCTTCCATTAAAGCTCGTACGCACGTATTAGCACTACCACACCCCATACCTGCGTCATATGATGGGTCTAAAGCTGGAGTCCATTGATTATAAAATAAGTTAAAAGGCATTCCACCTTGAGTTCCGGCCGGGGCGTTTTGTCTTGTAAAGGCAAATAATTGTGGTTGAGCAAACGCTTGACCAAAATCTGGAGATCCTGGTGTTATATTTTCTACGTACAGTCTTATTCTGTAAGCGTTAGAAAGTCCTCTTGTGTAACTTATTGTACTAATATTTCCATCTGCACCACCAACAGTTGCGGCTGTTTCTATAATATTCCCACTAGCATCTGTTTGTAAATTATAAGCTGCAGTTCCTACGAAATTACCTGATCCATAAAAATTAAACTGTACTTTACCTTGAACACTAGGTGTTCCTAATCCTGATTTGTATATACTAAGGCTAGGAATTTTTGTTGGATTACCAATTTCAAATGTTCCAGTGTTTGTTCCAGTAGTGTATATGTACCAATTAGTATTATTAGAACCTGTACCTCCAAATCTTACACCATCATTATTTTCAAATCTTAGATCACCACCAGAAATATCAAATTTAAAATTAGGAGAACTTGTTCCTAATCCTATTTGATTTCCTGCTTGAAAATAACGAAAATCTGTTGGTCCTCCAAATTGTACGTTTTCTCCTACATTTAAGGTACTAGTAAAATTACCACTACCATTTACATCAAGAGTATAACCAGGACTAAGAGTTCCAATACCGACAGATCCAAATGCATCTACCATTAAATATGTTGAAAGAACACCCGCATCACTAGCAGTTTGAAAATATAAATCTTGACCGCTAGGATTTATTTGACTGTCTACTGTAAATATTCTTGCTCCATCTAATTCATCTCCGTTATCATCAATACCTCTAAATACTAAGTTTTTACTACCTGCACTTGGTCCAGCACCATCTGGTGCCATGTATAAATCTCCAGTTAATGGAACTGTTGACCCAGCGCTTAATGGTAGGAATGGTCCACCTGAACCTGAACTATTACTTATATATGTTGCTAATGAACTTAGGGTGACACTTTTAGTAGGTCTACCTTTTTCATTCATTTTACTTAATACTAGTAAATCATCATCGGACAAACTAGATCCTGGTGTGATTGGATATGAATATACTATTGCCATATTGTTTTAATTATTCCGGCGCTTGCCATTGCATTATAACTTCTGTTGGTGCATTACCAGTTGCTGAAGGAAAAGGATCTGAGCCTAAAGGATTAGGAACAGAATTTACTACAAAATCAATTTCATTACATACATCATTTATTTTTATTAATGAAACTCCTGTGTAAATCGTGTCATTAGGATCACTAGCATTTGCTTTTTCATCAAATAACATTTTTAAATAAGTTGTAGCACCACCTGTTCTATTTCTTACACCACCATTAAATTCTAAATTACCTGTTTGATCAAAAAAGTGTGCTTTAAATGTAAACAACCACCAACCATATATTTCTTTAGAAAATGTAAATCTATTATCTGCATTACCACCCGGATTTGCAGGATCAGCAGGTGTTGTAGCTCCACTTTCAATTAAACTAGGAAAAATATTACCTTCTGTTTGACTAATTATATTAAAACTTCTGTTAAATGGAATATTTGTGTCTACACTTGAAGGTATATTAAAATAAGCTTGTGGCGCAGCGTTTTGCCATTGATAATAAGAAACTATACGTTTTGCAGCGTAATTATCAGTTATGAATCGACCTATGCTGCCTATAGGAAAATTTTTAGTGGGATTACTTTGATTTACTCCACCTTGATCTTTTTGTGTACCTAGCAAGCAATCTTCCCCTGATAATTGACTTGCTGATGGATATGCTATTATTCTTGCCATTTTTTTTTATTTTTTAACCACTTATATAAGATACATCAGTGAATTTACTAGGAACTGGTAATATTGTTTTTCCAGGATTAGATGTAATAGCTTGTTCAAAAGAATCCATTAATACTGGCACACCAGAATCTATACCATTAAATTTAACTACAGCATTTTGTGTTGAAATCTTTTTATAGTAAATAGTACATGATGTTGAAGTATCGAAATTTATGAACGATGCGTCACCAATATTTACTAATTTTGACAAATCTGTGTCAGGGTCGTTTACTTTGAAAAATGTTTTCATATTTTATTATTAATTAAAATTAAAAATTACCTGCACCAACATCGGTTATAGTATAACCTGGGTCTGCAAGTCTTGCGACTATTCTATTAACATCTATAACAACATTATCGTTTGTTAAAGCTAATTCTACAGCTTCGTTTATTGCTTGTAGTAAAGGAAAACCTGTACCAGCAGTAAGTGGATCTACATCTACAGTTACACTCCACACCTCGTTACCGCTGTAAGGTCCGTTTATGCTGTCAACTTGATTAGAAAGATTTAATCTTATTATATATAGTTGAGGATCTCCACTGTCGTTCTGTGTAAAAACTATGTTTTCTGGATTTATAAAGAATCCTTTACCTGTCCCAACGTCAGCTGTTTTTGATATTTTTATAAAACTTGCCATATTTAAATTTTTTTTATTGTCTACAAGTATATACTTACACAAAAAGCAGTAAATTTACTTTTTTGTATGTAATATAGGTTATCTATTATATAATACCTTACTCCTATCTAGATATTATACGTAGTATAATATCATAAGGGGAGAGATATTTAGAAAATTGTTACAAATAGAGAGCTATGGCGTCCCCCCTCCGCTATTTTTTTTGTAATTTTCCTGTAATTTTACCTTTTTTTGCCAGGCCTACCAACTTTTTTGCACTTTTTTACATATATATACAAATTTTTTATATATATAGTAAAACAATGTGACATATTGACAATGACATATTGACACATAATGACACAATGTGCAATGACATAATGACATATTCATTTACTAAACAAATATACACTTTTAATTACAAACAAAACTTATACTT